CAAAAAAGCTGATGTTACCATCAGCTTTTTTCGTATAAACTAATGAGATTAGGAGGTTATAATTATGAGTAAAAAAATATTATCCATTGACGGTGGTGGTATTAGGGGTATTATCCCAGCATATATTTGTATGAAACTAGAAGAAGATTTAGGTAAGCCAATCAATGAGATTTTTGATTTTATCAGTGGTACATCTACAGGTGCTATATTGGGAGCTGCATTAGCTAATGGAATACCTGCGAAGACTGTATATGAATTATACGCAACGCATGCAGATGGCGTATTTAAGTCCCAACATGCGTGGTACAAACCTTGGGGTTATATCACTTCACCTAAATATGACCGTAGTCGTCTAATGAAATTAATACGCGAGGTATATGGCGAGGATACCAAGATATCTGACACTAAAGTTCATTTTATGTGCACGGCCTATAATGAGATGACCCAACTAAATGAATTCTTTACTTCATGGGAATGTCAATATACTGATTGTTTACTTGCAGATATAGTCGGTAAGAGCTGGTCGGCACCATTTTACTTTGGTAAGTGGGTTGATAAAAAAAATAAAAAAGTTTATAGTGATGGTGGCGTGGGTATATATAATAATATCACATTAAAAAGTTTAATGGAAACCCCTGAGTTAAGTTGGTCCACAGCTGAAAAATATATGATGAATCTGGGCTGCGGTAATTACCGCGAGACATTTTCATATAAACGAGTAGTTGATTGGATGAATATAAAAGAGTCATGGTTTACCGTATTTGGTGCCAAAGCTGCTCGTGATAATCAAATAGAGAATCTACAAAAAGATTTTTTAAGCTCTAAAATGGTCCCAGACCTTGAATTTCATAGCTATGAGCCATCAATGCGACGCGCGATATATAAATTAGATGGAGTCAAATACATTCCAAAATACATCAAACTTGCCGAAAAACTATACACGGAAATCGACATTTCTCCTTTATTATAATAAGTAGGTGGGAATATGCCTCAACATGAAATAATTTAGAGGTATAAACTATTTAAAACTGCTCCCACAAATTGGTACATAATGCTAGTAGATAAGAAAACAAACTACGAGACTCTCGCGTCAAGAATACTATCCCGTCAAAGGGACTACGGTATGGCTAACCCTAAGGGGCAAGTTTTTGACCGTCAGTTCAATCGTATTGACACAGATAGAGAAATTGAAGTAAGTCGTAATATCGTTGGTCAGGGTCGAAAGCAATTATCATATCCAAATGGGTTAACACCTGATGGATATAGTTCATTTGCACCGACTCTTGGTGTCAATGTATCGAACTTAGACCCACAGCGTGCCTATGAAGCTACTGCTGAGAACCAAGTATTACTTTACTGGCGAAAAAACCGTGAGCGTGTATTAAAATATTACCGTGTAGCTGGTCGTGCTGAAGTATCCGAATCATTAGATGCAATCTGTGATGAGGGAGTTTACCCAAATGACTTAGGAGAGATTTGTTCATTACGAATCGACCCTGATGCTCAGATTGGTGAGGCTGTACGCGCTAACATGCATAGAACATTCCGTCGTGAAGTTCTGAATAGAATTCTTGATTTCAGTAAAGATGGTTGGTATCTAATGAGAACTTTGCTTATTGAAGGCAGAATTTTCATGGAAGTCGTGTATAGTGAAGATGAAGGCCAGATAGTTGCAGTCAATCTTCTACCATCTCAGAATATGATTATTATTACTCAAGATGGAGTGATTGTTGGATATCGACAAATGCTTGAAGGTAGCTTTACTTCAGCAAGTAATACTAACGGTAAAAATTATATTGACTATTCACCAAATCAGATTTTATATGCTGACTTGAATATGTATGGTCCGGGTGGAATCAATGACGCACGTAGTCCTATTGAACCAGCCATTAAACCTTTTAACCAGCTAAACTCAATTGAAGATAGTGTGACAATGTATAGAATCCAATGGGGTTCTGAAAAACTTGTCTTCAAAATTGATACTGGTATGATGCCTAAGCCTAAAGCCGAAAAGCACATGAAAGACCAAGCTAAACTTCTATCCCGTCGTGTTGATTATAATACAGGTACAGGTGAAGTAACTAACGTCGGACGTGTAATTGGTCTTGGGGAACATTTCTTTATATCGACATCGAATCAAAGTAAAGGTTCGGAAATCACTCGCCTTGAAGGTGGTGATAATATCGGTAATATTGAAGATGTGAAATATTTCAAACGTAATCTTGTAAATGCAATGAAAGTTCCGCCGGGACGTATTACTGCACTACAGGGTGATGGTGAAAACTTTAACAATGGTAAAATTGGTGAAGTAACTCAAGCCGAAGTCTCGTTTGCGCGTATGGTGCAGAGATATCAGACTCCATTACAGATTATAATCACTCGCTTATTTGTTATGGTATTGAATACTAAAAATGAAATTTCCGATGATGTTAAGATGGAAGAAAATTATGGCGTTATTTTCGAAAAAACCAATTCATTCCAGAACTACATCAATTCTGAAATACTAAACTTAAATCTTGATACATTCGATAAGGTTATGAAGCACGTTAAAACTGCTGAGAATCCGGGTGGTGTTATATCTCAACGTTGGGCAATGGTTAAAGGTCTGAAAATGACTGATGAAGATATTGTACTAAATGGTGAATATATGAAAGATGAAGAGCAAAAAGCCGGTGAGGAAGAAGCCGGTGTAGTTCCAGCGGATGGAATGTAGTAAATGACTTTCCCTAAACTTATAAACTGAATATAATGGATAATACGAAGAAAAAAGTCAAAGCGCTGATAAGTGGGATTCTAGCAGATGATACCGATAAGGTAAAATCTGTTGTCCGTGACTTATCCGAAAGTATAATACCTGACAAAGAGCAGGAAATAATGAGCGTCTTGATAGAGAGCTTCAAGGGAGACACCGATGTCTAAATTACAGTTATTACAGGAACCGGAAGGTGATTTTAGTTTAGCTAAACCAATGTATGAAGATGCATATGACCTTAGCGGTAAAAAAACTAAAAAATTAAAAATTTATGGTACGGCGATTGTTACTGATATTCCCGGTATTAATGGGCGCTCGTATCCTAAATCTATTCTGGGGCCAGAAGTTAAACGCTTCAATGATAAATTTATAAGCAAAGGGCGTGGTGTAGCAGAGCTAAATCACCCTAGACTTACCGCTGAAGGTGAGGGTAAAGATTATTCTGTATTCGAAATAAATTTGATGAAAGCATGTGCTGTTATCGAAGAACTTTACTTCGAAGGTAATAATCTTTATTGTAAAATGGCTGTGGTTGAAAATCACCCAGCAGGTCAAGCATTAAAAGCATTGATTGATTCTGGATATGTTCCGGGATATTCATTGCGTGGTGCTGGTTCAGTTGTAGATAGTGGTCAAGGATTCCTTGAAGTATCTGATGATTATCGTTTGATTACAATCGATGTCGTTGGTAACCCATCATTTGACGACAAAGCATTAATTTCAAGTATGTATGAATCTGTTAAAGGTTCTAATGTACAAGTATTGACTGAAGCAGTTCAGAGTACTTATACTGAACTTGCAATGAACTACGACATTAAACAAAAAATCCGTCTCAATAACAAACAGTTTAATAAGGCTGCGTTGGAGAGTACATTAAGAACTTATGGTGATAAAGGACTTTTAGGTTAAACTATGGTAATCGACATTAATAAAATTTTGGGTAAAAACATTCTTAAGAAATTAACTTCTGGAGATGTAACGGCAATCAATGAATCAATTAATGCCGAATATAATACCCGAGTGAATAAACTAGAAACCGATACGAGTAATCGTTTCGAAACTCTAGTTGAGAATCTTACTGAAAAGTTTGATAATCAAGTAAATCAAGTAATCGTTGAAGACTTCCGTGACAACGTTAGTAAAACAGTTGATACTAAACTTTATAGTGTTATCAAAAGTGTTGCAAATGTTCTTGAGTCTGCTGGTATTCCAGTAACAGAAAAGACTAAAGAGCTGCAATCTACTATGAAAGACATGGAGAAGAAAATCAACGACATGACTGACGAATATGAAGTCATGAAAGACCAATACAAAGACGAGAAAAAAGAAAACTGGATTCATCGTAGATTGGAAGGTATGAAGCCTGAGATTATCAGTCACGCTCTGGAGTATTTTAAAAATAAAGATATTCTTGATGTACAAGATGAAATCGAAGCTTTCCTTGATAATGATTTCTCAAGTTTAGTTCTTGATGGTGATGATGACTTAAGTAGTGACCTTGACCTCGACAGAGTAAAAGATGCGCTACAGGGTCTTGATGAAACTGAAGGTGGTAGAGTCAATAAAGACCGTCCGGCTTCAAAGTTTGAATCACTTGGTAAAGGTTTAAAATCTCAAAAAGTATTAGCTGGTAGAACACCAAATAATATTGATAGTGCAAGTCTTGTAGAGTCATCACGAACATTAACCGAGGGAGCTAATCCCGGAGATGATGATACTCGTGAGGCATTAAATAAGATTGATGACTTCAATAATCTTGGATATAACTTTAAGTAGCTTAATTCACTTATACGACGAAAAAATCATACTACATAACTATATACGCCCCTTTTAGGGGCGTTTTTTGCGTTCATTGCTCATTTGAGCATCAGAAAATAAAAATACTATCAACACGTTATAAACATCAATTGAAGACTAGCAATAGTCATCACTGGTTGTTGCAAAAAAACTTATAAGGTATATATCAGATGAAAAAAACACAAAAAAAATCACTCATTCAGAAGTGGGCACCGGTATTAGAATCAGACATTGGTACTCCAATTCGTAGCCAGCAGGACGCATCAGTTCTAGCATGTCTATTGGAAAACCAAGTTAAACTAAACAAAGGTTTCCTTCCTGAATCTGTTAACGTAACAGGCGACGTTGAAGTTTATCAACAGTACGCACTTCCACTTATCCGTCGTCAGTTCCCTGAACTACTTGCGATGAATACAGTAGCTGTTATTCCTACCACTACACCACAAGGTATTTACTTTGCGCTTCGTTATCTTTATGACGAAACTTCAAAAGTTAATCACTTCCGTAATGGACAGAAAAAAGAAATCGGTTTCGATTTAGATAAAGACTACGCAGGTTTCACAGACCCAAGTAACCAAAACAATGCAACTGGCGACGGTTCATCTTGGACTACTGGTCAAGGCGAGTTCTTGTCAAATTACATGGAAGCTCCTTCGGGACAAGCTGGTGAGCCATTTGTATCACTTGCTGACGGTGCATCACGCATTAAAACTGCTTCTATCAAAGTTATTAAAGGTTCTGTTATTGTTGGTACTCGTGCCATCAAATCACATTACACACTTGAACTACAACAAGATTTAGCGGCAGTTCATGGACAAGACGTTGAAGCACTTCTTCTAGAAGCTCTTCAGTTCGAAATCCAACAAGAAATTGACCGTGAAATTTTAGCTGCATTGATTTTTGCTGCTACTTGTCCGGGACTTGGTGGTGAAGGTGCAATTGATGTTGACCTTGCATTAGTACAAGCTGCTCCAACAGCGCAAGACGGTCGTTGGGCTGCTGAGCGTATTGCTGGTGGTATCGTAAACACTATCCTTGCTGTAGCACAAAAAATTGCTGTTACTTCTCGCATGGGTTCTGGTAACTGGGGTATCGTATCTCCTGACGTTCTTGCTGCTATTAGCACATTGAACAACGGTATTTACACTCCAACTTACCTAAACGGAAACGTAAATCAACAGCCTTCTGGTGGTGTTGCTGAAGCTGGTATGCTAATTGGTGGTGGTATTAAATTGTACCGCGACATTTATGCTACTAACTCTTACGCACTTGTTGGTTATAAAGGTCCACGTCAAGGTGAGTCTGGTATTATCTTTATGCCTTACATCCCTTACATCTTTACTAAAACAGCTGGACAAGAAGACGGTTCACCTCGTCTAATTGTAAAAAGTAGATACGCGATTGTTGCGAATTTGCTTGGAGCTGGACAATTCTATCGCTACATCCAATTCTCGAATATCAACGCTGTTATTCTTGGAATCGATTCAAGCACAGATTGTTACCCTTGGGAAGTTACTGGTGGTACTTATGACGGTGCTACTTATGATGCTGAACGTGGTCTTGGTGGTGTTGGTGTTGATGGCTGTGATGGTTATCAAGGCGATACTGGCGCACCAAACTGTGATGACGACTGTAACGTATAACTCTCAGGAGTTAACTTACTAGTTAGAACATAGTTCGCTAGAAAAAAAAAATGAAAGCCTCGAGAGAAATCTCGGGGCTTTCTTTGTCTTAAATATTTTATAATAGTATAAACTTTATATATAAAATGGAGATACCAATGTCTGAAGATAATCAAGAATATCAGCCCGGTGAATCATATACGGAAGAAGAGCAGCAATTTGTAGAAGGTGGTGTACCTGAAATGGAATCATATAACCCCGATGACGATGATAGCATGATGCCTTATATTCCATCTTCTCAGGGCTCATCCCCATTAACTGAACAACAACAAACTCCCAGAGGAAACAATCCCATGCAAGGCTTTATAGACTTGGACCAATTAGGTGATTCACAATCACAAAAACCACAGCAAACTCAGCAAGATATGGTAAATCAATACCAAACAAACCTTGCACAGAATACACAACCATCCCAACCTACTGAAATGGGTGCGATGAAGAACCTTGAATTACTCGAAAGTGTAATGGACAGCGTAGAGGCTATCTCTAACACCACACAGAAGCAAGGTGATAGTAACAGAGTATATGCAACCGATGCGACCTTAAAGAGTCTCCATAGCGCTATCACAGCACTTAAAGAGATTGAGTACTGGATTCCAGAAGGGAAGGAAGAGTATGTTCCTAAACTTAAACAGATAGCTAAACCAATTGTTGACGCACTATCATCGTATGTCAGTACAATAGAACGTTTGAAATAGTTTAATTATTATAAACTATATAAAAGAACAACTGGTGTAAAGTATGTCTAATCCAAGTCAAAATAATTTTCAGACTTGGTGGAATCAACGTGATTGGTTCTACCAAACCCAAACCAACCCCGAGCGCATCGGTAATGTAGGTGAAGTGAGCGACTCTTATAAAGAGCGTGCTTATAATCAATTCAAGGAACATAGCTATCACAAATTAGCTAAGATTCAAGATGAATTTATGGCACCCGACCCTATGGATGGAACTCAGGGTCGTCCTAATAATCGTAACTACAATCGTATGGAATATGATTATCCCACGCGACATGACGGAAAGGGTCATGATGAAGTTATGAAAGAAGTTGAGGATAAACAAGCTCTTACTGTAGATAATATATTGAATGCTTTTAAAACTCAGGGGTATACCCTGAATACCACAGCTTCTGCAATTGGTGTCAATCCAATTGAAATGAATGATTATGATGGACAGATTACTAAGTAATTTTCACAACTTTTAATAAAAAAAAGCCACTTATTGAGTGGCTTTTTTTATTTTTATAAATTAGGTAATTATAATCCGTCTTCGACCACCACCACCGCCGCCAGCTTCCTGTATTTCTATTCTAAAGTTAGTTACTGTTCCAAAATCTGCTTTTGTTGTAACATTCTGTGCACCAGCAGATAATCCAGTTGCTGATAGAGCTCCTTCAACTTGTCTGTTAGTATTATGAGCAAATTCATTAGTTCTTGTACTTCCACCAATGTCATATCCAAAAGATTGAGCATTAGCTGAAAGACCGGTTAGATAAATAATAGAATTTTCAGCGATAGTTATTGATTGTGAGTTTGGTGTAGTTACAGCACCATTAGATGCAAATGCTCCAAAGTTACCTGCTCCTGTAAATGAACAAGCAAAAATACTTGTAGCATTAAATTGACTACCTGTAAAGGTAACCACTATATTATTGCCACCAGTTGGTGGTGCTTGTAAAACATACATAGCACATCTTTGAGATTGTCCACTATAATTTTGGTTTAGCACCAATGTCATTGAAACTCCACCATAAGTACAGCTACTAAAGCTGGTAGTATTTGCCATCGTAATGACTACCAACAAAGTACCGTCAGCACCAGTTGTCATAGTATGTGCCAGCGTCTGAGTGCCACCATTAGGATTCTGATTACTTGCGGTTTTGCTGCCTATCGCAATAGCCATCTTATAACTCCTCTATGGTTGTAATCTCTAGAAGACTACCAACCTCAGTTGAAGTAGTTCTTGCAATATGTACCAACGGTGTAGTTTCAAAAAATTCTGATATGAGAACTGAGCCGTCTTCTAAAGCTGCTAGGTTAGTATTATTCCAGTCACCTAATGTATTATCATATGCAGTATTAATCTCTGAGCATAAAGTTAAATCGGTGGTATAAGCAACTGGTGTATAAACTACAACACCATTTATAAATTCAATTTTATTTATAATATAGTACATGTTAATCCTCAGTGTATCTAATGTCAACTGTTAAATAAACATCTGTTCCACTAGCAACAGTACTCTCAAACCATACCCAAGAATCTGCTGGAACCGAACCACCACCACTAAGTGTTGCTGTATCTCCAGTTGTTGTACTTGTTGTTGCTGCAGAAGTTGTCATTGCAGTACCAGCATTACTTCTTGTCGTATCTCGTTTTATTTGATATGTTGTACTTGGTGTTGTTCCAGTACTAACCGCAATTACCTCAACGATTGTAATTGCAACATCAGTTCTAAAGATAGTTATATCATCAGTAGCAGTTGGCGCTTCGAGAGTCATTGACCTAGAGAGTGTTACTGATGCATCAGAACCTGTAGCTCCAGTAGCTCCAGTCACGCCATCAGTACCATCTGCACCTGTCGGTCCAGTAGCACCCGTAACTCCATCAGTACCATCTGTGCCAGTAGCACCCGTAACT